TTCTTCTGGCTCTAGTTCTAAGAATATACCAAAGTCATGTATATGTAAATCATCTATTTCAGTTAATGTAGCTGTGTTAAAACTATTAATACTACTAACTAAAGCTTGTTTTGTAATTGGAAACTGCAGCATATCGCTAACTCTTAAACTAATATTTTCGCAAGTCTTTACTGTTAAATACATTAATGATTGCAATATATGTCTTGTAGCTGTATTAGAATTTGCTGCTGCTAGTTTTTGTAAACCAACTAAAGCATTTTTATCAGGCGCGCTTCCGTCTCTAGCTTCATTTAATCCGGTTACATCACGTATCATTTGTAAATAATATTGATACGTTTGTATCATTGCCTGTATTTTAGATATGCCTGAAGAGCTCTGTAGTTCTTGAATAGGCACTTTACCTCTATTAAGTTCGCCGTCTTGAGTAAGTGATCTACCAACTATTGTACCAGTCTGAAAATACATATTTAATGCTTCTGCTGGATTATAGTTTGTTCCGTTACCTAAATCTACTTCTGCTAGACCATCTACGTCTACATAAACACCATCTGGAACTACTCTAGCTAAAACTTGTTGTAGTTTTAAATGAGTTATTTGAATCATATCAGCAAACCCGGTTGTTCTACTAACTAAAGATTCAATGCGCCCTTGATACATTCTTGGAGCACTAATAGAGTAATTCATATTAACTCTAGTTATATCTCCGTTAGGCCGTGTCATATTCTCTGCAAGCTTCCATTCTAGCATTCGATCACCCATACCTAATATTTTTGCACCGGTATATAAAACTTCAATTGATCTTGAAGCTCTTTCAAAGTTGTCACTTTGTGGCGGATTAAAAGTATCGGGTTTTTCTAATGTTTTTTCTAAACCTTGCTCTGTTTGTTTTATTTTAAATACTTGATCTTGATATGTTTTGTATTCAAAAAACAGTACTTGATGTTGTTCTGGATCAGATTGAACTTGCCAATCGCTTCTAGCATAGTTTTGTCTACCAGGGTATTTTTGTATTTCTTCTAATTCATTATCTGTTAAATAAGGAAATAATCTTTTTATTTCAGAAAGAGTTAAACTTTTTATTTCACCTACATAATAAATATCTTCAAAATTAGGATCATCAGTTGCTGAATAAACTAAATTAGCTGGATCTACATAATCAACAGTTACACCTTCAGATAAATTAAAACTAGTTTTACTAGCTGCTATTCCTAAAACAGTTAAATCGTAAGCTAATCTTTTTTTAGTTTCTTCGTATTTATTAAAATCAAGAACATTATTTATTAACTCTTCTTCAGCTATTTCTACACTTTGCTTGTAATTAAGCTGCATGTATAAGTCAAGTTCACCTGGATCATTTGGCAAACTTTCTGGATCTGCTGAAGCATAAAAATTTTGCCCTGTAAGTTTAGCTAGCTCCTCTATATTATCTTTTTGCTGAATATCTCGTAATGCGTTAAAAGCAAAATCTGTTCTTTGTTGAGTTGCAAAAGGATCTGAAGCAAAAGATTTTATTTCATATCCTTTGTTTGTCATTCCGTTTACAACTATATCTACAAACTTAGATAAAACAGGCACAGGTTTCCAATCTAAATTAAGATAAGATAAATCACCGTTAGTAGATAATTCATCTTTATATTTTTGTATAGGTTGTTCACCTCTAGCATACAATCTTAATCTATTAAAATTCTGAAAATTATAAGAGAATCTATTTTGCCCACTATTGTTTCTAAACCATTCCTGCTCTATAGCATTCCCTACTTTTAAACCATACTCAAATGATTTCTTTTCTTCTTCAGGTACTACCTGGTCTGGAAAGATGCTATTATTAGTAGTATAGATCATTTATTTATATTATTTTTGAATTCACTCCTGTATTATTATATTTTTTAAATCCTAAAGAAACTTTTGATATGGTTCTTTTTGCTACAGGTGTGTACCTGTGTTTATTACATGCCATAATAGCTAAGCCAGAACTTATAGAAGCATCATGCTTTGTTCTGTTATTAATATTAAATTTAGCCCAATCTTCTAATGTTCTTTGAAAATAAGTGTCACCATATCCTTCTGTAAGTAAACCAACGTGGTTTTCTATATAATCCTCAATAGCTGCTGCGTGAGCTTGTTTTATATCTTCACTTGAATTAGGTATACCGCCTATTTCTTTTTCTGTTACTGATAATTTATGCATTACTTTGTCTGGTCTATTCATTGAATAGCCTCTGTAACCTCTTCTTTTTAAATAATATAAAAGTCTAGGTTTATTGTTTTCAGCTAGTATAGGCATTCCATAAAAAACTAAAGCCATTAAAACATCTTCAAAAAATATGTCAGCTGTTTGTGGTCTTGATATATACTCTAAAAAAAATAAGTTAGGTGGCACATCTTCCATTGAAAATTTTGTTAATCCGTGTAAAGCACCCTTAGATCCTTTGCCGTCAACTGTACCAGATATATCATAACTATCACATCCAAAAGCCCCACAGTGTTCATTACCAGGATATTTTGTATTGTTTTTTATATTATATCTATTTTGTAAAGTAATTGGCGGCACCCAGCTAACTAAAAATCTTCCGTTTTTATTAGGAACAAATAATACTCTTGTATCTTTTATTCCATTTTCCCATTGAAAACTACCCTGTGTAACTACATTAGTATTACGCAAGTCTTCATTATAATCAATTTGCTCGTATATTTTAGTTAAATTAAATAAAGACTCTTTAGCTTCGTCGCGAAACGCATGCTTTTCGGTTCTTGGAAATTGTCTATAATATTCATTTAAACCGTCTTGATCATCTTTTAATCCTTCAACTTCATTTTCCCAATGTGATATAACACCTATATCAATTTCGTCGCCATCAATTCCTTTGATCGGTTTTTTTGGAGTGTCAAATACAGGTAATCCATAAGAATCAATGTATCCTTCGTAGTTCCATTCCATAGGAACGAACAAACTATATAGTCCTGAGCTAGTCTGACCATTGCGGTTTCTTTTGTTGACGTCCGAAGCTTCGTATAATTTTTTAAAGTTTTCTCCACCTTTGTCTAATGCATTTGAAGTAGAACCCATCATGCATTTGCCGACGATCCTTCTACCTAATCTTAACGTTGTCTTCGTGACCCTCCAGTTGTTAAGGATGTTGTCCGGTCTCTCCCATTTACCCGATTCATCGTGGACGAGTAATTTGAGTTTCTCTCCGTCATACGAGTTGTCTCCGGTATTCTTCCAGTCGATGGTCGTATCCAATCCCTCTTGTATATCTTGGTCTGTCTCTTTGATCGAGTTGCGCGTGAGACGTTTAGATGGGACTTTATACGATAATTCTGTTTTGGGACGTTCCATCCCGTCTTGTATCGGTTTAAAAAAGAATGGGTAGTTAATTGATATGGGTACAACCTTATCCGTGAACATCTTCTTAGCGTCAGCTCCCGACTTAGAGAGTATTCCAAACCTAGAATCTCTCGATATTGTTGCCTGGTTAACTGTGTCGGATGAAGCCATGAAACTAAACCCGGACCGTCTGTTCTTAAGATAACACATTCCGTAGGATCTACTATCAGATTTGCATGCTTCCCAAAATATGTAGAATAATCTATTTGATTCCCGAAAGTCTGCGTGCCCAACATCAATTTTGGTCCACTGCAAGTACATGTAATGAGAACCAGTAATGTAAGTAGGAATGCCTTTATTGTAATACCAAAAGCCTTCTTCACGTCTAACAAATTCTTTATTAATGTAATCATAATATTTTTCTTTAAACGATAAAGGCTTTTCATTCCACTCATAAACATTTTTTACTTTGTTTAATTCTTTAGGATAATCTAAAACATTCCACCGCTGCTCTTCTTTTTTATCAGAACATTTATAAACATCTTCTGCTAAAGGCAAGGCTACTAATAGGTTCTGTATATTATATATTTCACCTATTTTTCCAGTTTTACTAATAATTACAATATCATGTTCTTTATTGTAGCCGTATTCCCATTTATTAAGCCTATTTAATCTTTTTATTACTTTAGGCTTTATGTGGTCTTCTACTATACTATATAAACTTTGCTCGTACATTATCTAGATCTTCCTTCAGCAAAACCTTTAAAAGTATCTGCTTTTTTATCTATAGGCTTATCATCTAATAAATCCTGTTCCTCTTTTATTCTAGCTAGTATTTCAAAAGCATCAAATATTGCTAATTTTTTAGTAGCGGCAGCATTCTTAAGTCTGTCAGCTGAGATGTCATCTTCTGAGTCTACGATCTTTTCTTTAGCTACCTTTATTAATTCTTCAACTGCTTTTTGCCCAGCTTGGATTATATTCAGTTTCGTTTCCTTTATTTTCATATTTAATTAAAATATCATTTGATTGCATACAATAAAGAAGTTCATTATCTACTACAAATTCAAACTCCCGATTACTTTTAAACACCACAGCGTCTCCTGTGCTTATTTTAAGCGCATTTAAGGAGCTATTGTCGTATTTTATTATACCAATATTATTTTTTAATTTAGACAGCTTAGATTCGTTTTTATTAATAACTGGTTTTATAAAGCAATAGTCTAATACAGTATTCCATTTATCATTTCTTTTAAACATATATATTTGATCTACTGATGCAAAATACATATCGTCTTTAAAATACTTTGAACTGTTTACAGATTTGCCTTTTAAGTTATAGTATCTTCTAAACAAGTTATGGTGTACTAATACTGTATCTCCTACTTTTATATTTGTTCTTAAAGCTAAAGGCACTGAAACAACCACGGCTTCTCTGTTGACAAACTTATGATTTGATATACTAGAATTAACAATAAGCTTTTTATCACCTATTGCTAATTCATTATTATATCTTTGCCCAATTGGCTTTATTATAAATTGCTGAATGCTTTTCATTAATATTCTAAATCATACTCTACAGAAATAGCCATATTTTTATTAAACTTTTTCCAAGGTAAAATTTCATTTTGCTTTTTAATATGTATATTATAAGAATCGTCTTCGTCTTCAAATAATATAGCAGATATTGTGTGGCCTCCATAAACTTGTTGACCTATAGCATAATGCATAGCTTCATTTTTATAATCAGAGCCTATACTTATTTTTCTTATAATATGGTCCACTTTTATTCTTTTTCAATATCAGTGTAGGTACCGTCTTCAATATTTATATTAATAGCGCCATAAATATCTTCAAGCTCTTTTTTATACTTTTCAATATCTTCTACTAATCCAGCATACTCATGAAGCAAACTGTGCTTTTGAGTTTCTAAAAATCCAAGATTTGTTAAAGATTTATTTAAATCTTTTTGGTGATCTTTAATTGTTTCTAACTGTTCGTCGGTAATCTTTTTTGTTTCTTTTACTTTTTCCATTTGATTAAATTTAATTATTTTACTTTGTCTTTTATTTTCTCGTATGTTCTTAAACCACCAAGCCCGAGCATTCCTAGTAGTACTGTCATTAAATGTTCCATTTGTAATGGAGGTGGAGCGTCTGTTGTTTTTGTTACCCAAATAAATAAATCACGTATAACGAAATTATAAGCTAACGCAACTCCACATATCCATCCTATAAACGGCCTCCACCCAGCAACGAACAAAGTTCTATGCGAAGCTTCAACCATGTTTATTTTAGTTTGTAGTTCTATTAATTTTTCGGGATCAAGCTCTTTGCCCTTAATAGCTTCTCTTATTTCCCAAGCTAAATTACCAGCTACAGATTTTCTACCGCTACCGCCTTTTAATAGCCCTAATAAAACTTTCCACATTTACTTGCCGTATTTACCTATATCTTTTAAAGTCTTAACCTTAGCATATAGCTTTCTAACTGCAGGATCATTACTTTCACGTAATCTTTTTCTTTCTGCAGCTATTTTAGCATTCTTAATTTTAATTTTTGACTGTTCTTTTTTGCTTATATCTGTTCTTGGTTTGTTTGGATCTGATCTATTAGTAAAAGCTTTAGAATCTAATTGGTCTCCAATAGTTGATTTCTTTTTACCATTTAACAATGCACTGCCTTGGTCATCTACAGGCATAGTGGTTAATAAGTTTTTAGCGTGTTTTTTCATCCATGATTCACTCATAATATACTTTTTAGTTATGCGTTTTTATATGCTTCTGCTTCCCAAGGAAGGTTTTTAGCACCTTCTTTCATTTGTGCTCTTGAGTATTTTTTTCCTTTCCAATAAACGTACTTATCATCATAATTAAGATCACCTCTTTTCATTTGATTT